TTCTGGAGGCTTTGGTAAATAATAATGGGACCATATCTTGATACTCAAATGGGACAAGCAGCTCTTGGAGCAGGACTAGGCATTTTTTCGCCCCCCCCTAATATTTTTGGTGCGGTCCAACCTAATATATCTACACCTTTTGTAGACCCTACTGCTACTGGAGATTTTGGAGCACAAGAAACTTTATCGAGACTATATGAGGCAGAATTTCAAGATTACTTAACTAGATTTTTCCCAGTAGAACAAAGGCTAATATCAGAAATGCAAGAAGGCTTTCCAGAACAACAACAAGCCGAAATAAATAGAGCTCAATCAGTTGCGGCTAGTACCTTTGCAAATTTAAGAGGGCAAGAGCAAAGGAGACAAGCAGGTTATGGTATGAATGTAGGACAAACAGCTAATAATTCTTTAGACAGAACTGAAACTAGTTCTATTGTGGCGGCAAAAAACTTTGCTAGAATGAGATCAGAAGAAAGAAGAATGCAAATTCTTTCTGGCGGGTTAGGAAGTATTACACAACAAAGAACAGCGGTATAAAAATGGCAGCAAAAGGATTAATTGGAATAGGAAGAGTGCAAAAAGATCAGGCAATGAGAGCACTGACTGAATCTGCAAAACTAGAAGCACAACAAGAACTTGCCGAAGAATCTCTTGAAAGACAAAAAGATATGGCAGCGGCTCAGACAAAAGGTACACTGGCAGGTGTGGGTGCAGCTGTGGGATATGGCGGAGCTTTTGCAAGTGCTGGTGCAGCTGCTGGACCTGTAGGAGCAATAGTAGGTCTAGTAGGTGGCTATCTATTAGGGGAGCTTTTCGATTAAGATGGCAACAGATTTTTCAACAGGCTTTAATCGTTCTTTGTCTACTATGTTGGGCTTTGCAAGACTGGGTGATAATTTAGTTGAAAAAGAACTAGCCGAAGAAAAATTACAAGCACAAACTCAACCTTTTGTAGATTTAGAAGCAAAAGTACAAGACGGAGATGCTACAGTTTTAGAAACTGATGTTTTTTCCACAGCCAAAACAAATCTTATAGATTCAAATATTAAGGAGTTAACTTTTCAAGAATCTGAAAGAACTTCAGAATTTAGAAATACAACGCTTGATAATGCTTTTTTAGCGAATTCTTTTGATTATCTTGCAGATGTTTCTGACCAAATAGAAAAAGGTACGCTTAAAAGAGGCTCTAACTCTTACGATTTAGCAGTTCAAATTGGTTCTTCATATTTTGACCAAGTTTCTGAAAAGGGATTAGATATTTACGAAGTAATAAGCCCAAAGTATGTAAAGGCTTTAAAAGACTCAAGACAAGCCTTAGATTTATTGCAAAATGGAAATCCTGCTGGACTAGAAGCCTTAGCTGACAATAGCGATTCTTTTAATGAAATATTTAAACCAAAAACAACAAACTATTTTGGCAAAAGATTTGTGAGTAGTGATGGAAATTTTGAAGGAAAAATTATTGATGTAAATACTGATTTATCAAATACTCAACTTACAGAAAATTCGGAAGCTGCAATTATCAAAGGTAATTTTACTGTTCGTAATGACGACATATATAAAGCAGCAATAGAGAAAGGAGCCTCCAAAGAAGCCGCAGAAGCTCAAGCAACAAAAATTTTTAGTAGTTATATGCCTGACATTACTTCAGATGTTATAAAGCAATCAGATAAAAATTTAGGAGATGCAGTACAGGTTTCTGTCAAAGATATGGTCGATTTTGCTGGAAGCAGTACACAACTTGTTAGCACTATTTTAAGAACTGGCAATGCTGAAATGTTTAAATTTGTTGCAGAGGCTAAAGATAATTCTCAAAGGAGAGCAAATGTATTAGACCCAGAAGAAATAGCTAAAATAAATATTAAAGTTCTTGAAACTTATAATAATCAATTTGATAAAATTAGAGAATCTTTTGTTAAACAAGGAGGGAATAAACTTCTCGAAAGATTTAAAAGAGGAACCGATAAAAGAAATACAGCAAGAGAGTTGGCTAAAGTTTTAGAAATTCTTGGACCCAAAAAAAACGAATTTACTAAATTTATTCAACCTCATTCTAACGAATCATACAGAGAAGAAGGTTTATTTGAGTGGACAGGTGATTTAACTGATTCATCTATACAACAAGCCTTTATAAACACTTATCCTTCTAAAGAAGAAATTAGATCAGATTTAATGATGGGGCAAAAAACAGAGCCGAAAGGTTTTCCAGCAGTTCCATCTACAGATGAACTTAAATTTATAAAAGGCAATGAAAGTTTTGATGTAAGTACTGCAAATTACAATTCTGCTATTTCACAACTCGAAAATAATTATGGCAAAGATTTTCTTGAAAATGAAATACAAACTATTAAAAGTGTTGCAGCAGCCAGAAAAATTGATTTGTCAGAAAAAGAAATTTTATTTTTATTACAAAAATCATTGAGGTAGCTAGATGGCTACACAAAAAGAACTAAATGATATTCTTGGTGAAATACAGCCAACTGTTGATCTTCTAGAAGAAGAAGAGGAAAATTTAGATGCACCAGCTATTGGAACTATAGCTGAAACTCCTGTTACAGAAGAAATAAAAGAAGAATCTACTTTATCAAGTGAAACTCTCGATACACTTGCAAAGGATGTACAGGTTAGAAAAACTTTCAAAGTTCCTCAATTTTTAGTAACAAACAATCCAGCTGGTTTAATTGCAGAAGGTTTGCTTAACCCAGAAAAAACAAAAAATGACATTAACAGCTTGTATGATTCTTTTACAGAATTTTTTACAGATGTAGTACCAGCAGGTTTAAAATCTACTTTTCCTACTGTTGCCAACGCTTTTGACATTGCGAGACAAAGAAAAATACGGGAAGATGTGGATGTAGCTACAGGCAGAGAAGAGCCTCCTGACAGTCTTATAAGTCCAAATCCTTTTATATTTTCTGATATAGAAATAGCTGTTAAAAAAGATGAGTTTAGAAAATTTCAAGAAGAAACTTGGAATCAAACTCCGATAGCTAAAAAAGCTGAAATTATTGAAAGCATTACCAGTGATTATGATGCTCTTGAAGAGAGAATTAAAGAAAGGGAAAAATATATAGAAGGAGTGTATGAACAACATGGATTAGGCAAAGAAGGCAGGGCAGCTGCTTCTGGAGTTACATCTTTCACTTTAATGGCACCTGCTTTTATAACAACTGCTTTAACTAGGAATCCAGCTTTTGCTTATAGTATTTTGCCTGTCTTTGGACAACTAGAAAGCACTGCAACTTATAGAGAATCATTACAAAGTGGTTTGACTCATAGAGAAGCCGCAGCTGCTGGTGATGTTTCTGGGGCTTTAGAAATAGGAACTGAACTTATAAGCCTTCCTTTTGTGACAAGAGGTTTAAAAGCTTTTAGACAAAAAAATAAAGGTAAGTTAGAAAATTTCATCACAAACGGATTTGCAACAGTAGCTACAGAATTAGGAGCAGAAAATTTAAATACTTTTTTACAAGAAACCAATAAAGCTGTTAGAGGTGTAAAAAATGAACTTAATATAGCTTGGAATTTGAAAGACGACCCAACTTATAAAGGTCCTAGTTGGATTGATGTTTTGAGAGATAATGCAGAAATGACAACTATTGCAACTTTAGTAGGTGCTGGGGGAATAGTTACAACTCAGGGGGCAGTTCAATATGCTCCAGAAGTAAAATCATTTTTAAATTCTTTAGACCCCAATGTTGGCAGGAAAGTAGCTAGAGAGCTTGATACCATGTCAAAGGAAGTAGAATCTAATTTTCATGCGATGGATGATACTTTTTTAAGCTTGGCTAAATATGCGAATAGACAGGGTATTATGGGAAGAAATTTTGGTAGATTTTCAGCTAATGAACCCATAGATTTAAAAAACGCAAATATTGACCAACTTCTCAACCCTACAAGAGAAAGTTTTGAATTAGGGGCTCCTGACTTTTTAGTTGATGCTGAATTAACAAAAAACATTTTAAAAACTGATACACAAATTCCAGAACTCTCTGCTGAAGAAAAAGTTCTTGTTTCTGAACTCAATGATCTGCTTTCAGAAGAAATGGAAGTAGACTTTGAAGATATTTTGAAAACGAATAAAAATGTTTTAAAAATTATGGGTGTGTCTGCAACTGAAATATTAGACACAGATTCTTTTACCCAAAAAGTAAAAGACTTTGCAACTAACATTGAAGAAAGAATTCCAACATCAAAAGATAGCGTAAAAGAAAATTTACAAAATGATTTAGAGACTTTAAATAAATTTGTAAATTATTTTTCACCTACAAATTTAACAACACCTGATACATCAAAAGCATCAAAAGATATAACAAGAGATGAGTTTCCAGATACAGATGAATTTAAAAGACCGATAGGCACTGTATTAGCTCCTGATTTTCGTGAGGAAGATGTGCCTGTAGTAAATCATTCGGAAGAGCAAATAAATAAAATTAAAAATAGTTTTATTACAAATTTTTTAATTAGAGCAGCAGAGAAAAAAGAAGGCTTTTTAACAATTAGTGAATTCAAAACAACTGAATCTGAAAAAGGAGAAGGTTTAAGTTTTAGCACTTCTCTTGAAACTATGGAAAAGATGAATTTGTATGATATTTCTGCGGAGGATATTAAAAGAATTATTGATATTGGAAAAGGTAAAGAATTACCAGAGCCAGAAATTACTAAAGACAAAACTGTTGAGCCAGAATTCATAAGACAAAATTTAAGAGTTGTTGGCAGATATAGAAGTCCGACAGAAGCAGAAGATGTTAGATTGGCTGAAATTCTAGATATTTCCTTACAACTTGGACTGCCCGAAAAAGCATTAACAGGGGTTAATTCTATTAAGATACTTAGAAATGATCTTGACGAATTTATTCGTGGTGAATACTATGAAAGTAGTGCATCTATAACGCTAGATCAACAATATTTTAATACTGAGCAAGATAGAAATTTTTTAAATTATAATGCAGCTCAAACTTTTTTACATGAAATAGCACACCACATAGACTTTACTTACAATCAAAACACTGATGGCTCTGGTATTTCTTTAGCTTTTAATTCTCCCCTTTTTGCTTTTCCTGATTTTAAAAAAGAAAATGTTAGGTTTAATGCTGGAGATCAAAAACTTCAAGATTTTTCTTTTAAAACTGGAGGAGAAGTTTTTAATGAAATATACAATCTTTATCGAGACTCTAACTTTCAAACACAAATGGAAACTTTGAGGTTAGGCAGGGGAATGTCCGAAGATCAAGCTGTCTTCAATGCAAAAATGGAGAACAAAAAATTAGGCGGGTTACTAGCTTATCCAATGAATAGTCTTTTTGTTCATGCGGATAATGCTTACACAGTTGCCGCAGTAAGGGAAAAAATAAAAAATGGAGAGATAATTTCTACAGAAGAAATTGAAAGTGCAATAGGTGACGTAGAAATATATTATAAAAACTTTGGAATGAAATCTTTACGAGTTCCCAAAACAACTTATGAAGAATCAAACTTTCCCCAGTTCTTAGCTTCTGAAATGTTTGCACAAGTTTTTTCATTGAAATATACTAATTCTGAGTTTTTTAAATTAAATGCACCAAGAACTACAAAATTAATAGAGGATATAGAAAATGCAATCAGTCTCAACACCTTTAACGAAGTTACTGTCGGATTACGAAATGCGTTTGGGTACGATAGTTCCCAGCCAGATTTTAAAATCTACAGAATCAACCAGTCTTACCTCAACACTAACAGAAGCTTTGCAGAACAGCAGGAAAGTGAAAGAGTGGGAGAAGATAATAGTGCAGATGCAACAGAATCCAGAGACGGGCAAGTTACAGGAACTAGAGAGGGAGAACGATCTAGAGAGATTACAGGCGAACAAAGCGTTTCTGAAGGTACAGGAGCTAACAGGTCTGAAAATCTAACTCCTGACAGAGATGAATCTTCGGGTCATGCCTCAGATTTTGTCCCCGCACAATACGGACCCCCAGCACACGATTTAAATCAAGAAGCTACACAAGAAATTACCGCAAGAGGAGACTCTGTTTTTTCTTTTGATGCGGGAGAAAATTACGAAAATTTAAAATATTTTAATGACGGCAGATATAAAGAAGAAACAGAATTAATAAATAAGCTTCGAGAAATTAAAGGCAACCCCGATGCTATCTTAACAGTTTATCGAGCCGCACCTACTTCAGAGTTGAGATATGGAGATTTAGTTACTTTGACTAAAGAAGATGCAGAGTTTGAAGTAGCAGAATCCAAAATTACACAAGAAGAAGTAGATAAAGCAAATAGAGAAAGAGTAAGACAAGAAGATATAGAAAAAACAGGTGCTATTGATTTACGAAAAGAAAAAAACAGAGACATTATGGATAGACTTTTTCGACCTCCAGATGTGACTCCATCTAAATTACATACTTATGAAATTAGAGCTGGAGACATTAGGTTTGATGGCAATGGCGGACTTACAAGATGGGGCTTCTTTCCTTCAACTGTCGTCAATATAAAAGGTGACAGACCAGTAAAGTTAATAAGTTCTAAAAGAAAAGATGCAAAAGAACCAACAAAGACTCAAGATCAGATTGATAAAGAAAACGCTTTGACTGATGCAATCGAAGCTGGGCAAGTTAGGAAACCGCCAGAAGGACCTCCTCCTCCGCCAAAAGGTCCAGACCCCAATGGAGAGTTTACAATACCTCAATTAGGTTTTTATAAAGACCTTGTAGAAGCTATAAATATAAAAGTTGCTAACAGATTTGGTAGACAATGGACTTTAGAAGAAAGTATGATTGAGCAGTTTGGCGAAGCTGGAATTGTTGAAAGACTACAAGAATTAGGCTTGGACCCAGACGCTAAAGACTGGAGAATTACAACTCAAACAGATATTTATCAAGGTAAGGTGAAAGATTTGCTTAGAGACTTGGCAGATGTTTATTATGAGCCAATGCTTAAGTTTTTGACCTTAAATGCTATTACTGAGACTAAATACAACCATTTTGTTTATAGCTTACACGCACCTGAAAGAAACGCATATCTACCAACTAAGTTTACAGAAAGCATAGCTGAAGCCGAAGCAGATTTACTTACCCTTGAAGCTGAAGGAAAAGGTTCAAAGCAAGATGTTATAAATGCAAAAAGAAAATTAACAACATTACAAAATAAATTAAAAAAAGCCGAAAGTGGTTCTGGAATTACAACAGAACAAGCTGTTAAAAATTTAGAAAAATATGGAGTAGAGTATAGAAATGGAGTAGCTACAGGTGTTACCGCAAAAGGTAAAGCCTACTTGAATGCTTATGAAAGCTTTCATAAACCCATGATCGAATATATGAGAAAAACATATACGGACTCTGGTCTTATTACTCAAGACAAAATTTCTGATTGGAATCAAAGGTACAATTATTATGTACCTTTAAAAGGTTTTGCAGAAGATACTTTGATAGACCCTAAAACGGGCAGAGAAATAAAAAGATCAGGCACATCTAATAATCTTATAAAGTCACAAATGACTGTCTCTGGACAAATAGTTAAAAAAGCAAAAGGAAGAGAATCTTTAGCAGACTCTCCTTTACAACAGTCAGTTATAGACACAGTATCTGCACTAATACAAAGTGAAAAAAATGTAATAGTAAAAAGTATGGCTGACCTTTCAAGGGCTTTTCCAAACGATCAATTCTGGCTAGTTATAGAAGATGCAGGGCAACTAGAAAGTGTTGATGCTACTTGGGATGATGCGAAAGGTAAAAGTAGAGTAGGTTTTAAAGAAGATGGGGTTCAAAAGTATGTTGAATTGTACGATAAAAGATTAGCTCAAGGTTTTGATGATTTTGATAACACAATAACTGGCAACTTTATGAAAACCTTTAGATATGCCACTAGATATTTATCAATGGTAAACACATCTTTAGACCCTGCATTTATGATTAATAATTTTATTAGAGATGTGCAAACAGCTTATTTTAATTTATTAGCTGAAGAAGAAATTACTAGCGGTAGAGCACAAGGTTTAGAAATTTCTAAAAAATATTTTACCTCTTTAAATATTTTAAATAATTCTAAGCTACTCATTAAATTTGAAAAAAACAAAACACTTGCTAATAAAGGAATGAAAGAAGAAATGGCTGAGTTACAACGAAGCGGTGCAGAAATTAATATACAGTTAATAAAAAAACTTGGAGAAAAATACAACCTTTCACCAGAACTTGTTTTAAAAAATGCAAAAATGTTGCAGTTTAAAAAATATGGAGGAGAAACGGGATATATAGATCAAAAAAACATAGAACAAATGACTCAAGAATTTCAAACTCTCAGAGATATTTATTCAGGCTCTATAAAAGCTGCTCCAAAAAAAGTTTTAAGAGATTCATTAGCAATAGTAGAAAGATTTAATTCAGGTGTAGAAAACGCTGCAAGATTTACAGCTTTTGAAGGATATATAGAAATGATAGGCGGCATAGATGTTGCCACTCCAAAAGATTTTGAAAAGGCAGCTACCTTAGCTAAAAATTTAACTATAAACTTTAACAGAATGGGAACTATGGGACCAACTGCGAATGCAATGTATATGTTCTTTAATGCTTCAATTCAAGGCTCTGTTAATGTTGCAAGAGGATTAATAGGTAAAGAAAAATCATCTAGAAAAGTAAAAGCGGTAGCAGCATTAGGAGCTCTTGGCTCTTTACAAACTATGTGGAATATTCTTTATGCTGCAGAAGATGAAGAAGATGGTGTTAATTGGTATAAAAAAATTCCTGATTGGGAAAAACAAACAAAATTTATTTTTATGTACCCAGATATAGATTTATCTAAAGGAAAAATAACAGTTGATAAATGGGGTACAGGTTCTAAATATTATGTAATTTCAGATGATGGTGAAAGAAAATTACCTATAGGATTAGGAATACCAAAACCTTATGGCTATGCTTTATTTCACGATATTGGCAGGATAACAACAGAATATGCCTTGAGCAAAAATATTGATAATTACAATGTTTCTCTTCAACAAGCAGCAGCTGATCTAGGAGAATCTCTGCTTCACAATTATGCTCCATTAAGTTTTGGAGATAGAGATAACTTGGGTGAAACCCTTACATTAGCTGTTGCTCCTTCCGTTACTAAACCTGTTGTAAATTGGATGCAAAATAAAGACCATTTTGGCTCTCCTATTAAAACTTCTGAATCTGTTAGAGACTTAATAGGTGACACAATGCCAAGAAGCTATAATGAGTCTCGAAGAGCTTTAGGCTTTACAAAAGGACTTACTAAAACTATAAATAATCTAACTGGCGGTAATCAGTTTTATGAAGGAGCCGTTGATATAGACCCTAGAACTTTGCAATTTTTCTTGGGAGAAGCAACTGGGGGACTGGGAAGAACTTCTTTTAGATTTTACCAAGCAGGAGAAGCATTAGTTACAGGCTCCCCTTTACCTCCAACTGATATTTTAGGCTTAAGAAGAATTATTGCTGGACCAAGAGACTATGTTGATAGTGAAATCTATGAAAGAAATGTTCAAGAATTTCTCAAATTTGAAGGAGCATCAAATCAATTTGCTGATACAGATTTAGATGAAGAAAAAATGTCAGAGACTGAAGAAGAATTTGAAGAAAGAATAGGCACGGGTCTAGATGCTTTAGGTGTAGTTGGCGACAAAGAAACAAGAGAGAGTTTGTCTGATATTGATACACCATATAAAACAGCTACAAAAGAAATTAAAGAGTTAAATAAACAATTAAGAGAATTAAATTTAGAATATCAAGTAGCAGAAACTTTTGAAGAAAAAATGGAATTAGAAGCTGAGAAAAAAGAAATTCAATTAGATATTTTAGTGGTCAAAAAGAATTTCAATCAAGAATTTAACGAAGCCAAAAAAGATGTAGAAGAAGAATTAAAGGAAAATTGAAAGCAGGACAGTTAATAAACATAACCTTAAAAAGGGGAGAAAATATGAATAAAGTTCCTGTCCTGCTCGAAGGTCTAAAATTAAGATACCAGACTATTTGACACCTCACAAGCGTCATTCAAATAATCATTTGATAAATGTGCGTATCTAGTAACTATATTAAAATCAGACCAACCTCCTAAAACCTGCAAAGTATGTAAAGGAGTTCCATTTTGAACATGATGTGAAGCCCAAGTGTGTCTTAAGTCATGCCACCTATAACCTTCTAAACCTGCTTTTTTTAATGCAGCATACCAGCCAGTGTTAGATGCCCTGCTTATTTTTCTACCAGCATAAGTAAACACATAGGGTCCTTTTCTTTCAATTGTACTTATAAGTTCCTTACATTTTTCATTTAAAGGCACACATAAAACTTTTCCATTTTTGGTTTCTGTGGCTTCAATAGCGATTTGATTTTTTTTAATTTGCTCCCATTTAAGATTGAGGCAGTTAGACATTCTGACACCTGTCAGCAGGGAGAAAATAAAAGGCTTTTTTAAATGTTCAGGGAGAAGAACATATAGCCTTTTGACATCCTCTTGCGAAAAGTAAAGTGTGTTTCGGGGACTATCTTTCACACCTTTAACAAGAGGTTTATTGTCTAACCACCCCAACTCCTCATAAGCAAAAGTTAATATTGCTCTGAAGAAACTAAGATACCTATTAACAGTTCCAGCTTTTCCTTTTATACCTGATCTTATTTCAGCTATATCTGATTTGCTTAAACTATTTAATTTTTTGTTTTCTAATAACGGGTCAAAATATTTTCTGTAAGTAAAATCATTTTTGCCGATATTCCTAAATCTGTAATATTCTTTTATTGCTTCTCTCCAAGTATTCATTTTATTATTTGTATTTCTCCTTCTGTTTCTATAACTACTCTTGCTCCGCAAGATAATAATGCTTTTTCATTGCCGCCATATTTTACAAGACTTTCACCTTTAATTTTTACTTCGTGACAGTAAGTATTATCTTTGCCTTTTTTAATTGTAATGACTGGTTCGTTCAAATTGTTTTTTTTATTTGACCTTATTTTGTGTTGATTAACATGAATGTAAGTTTTAGGCATTGTTTTGTTTTACTCTTTTAAGTCTGTTTTCTAAATTTTCTTTCTGAAAATTTTTTCTTATATTATTAATGGTTTTTTCTGATAATTTACCTGCTTCACAAGATTTAGTTTTCATTTATATTCTCCATTTTAATAACTTTTCTTTCTTCTTTTTGCAAATGCTTAAAGCAATCAATGCAAATAAAATTTCCCCTTGCAGCCCAAAGACCTTGTTTTTCTGTAACTTGTTCTGAACATTCATCACAAATATATTTAACATCTTTAAATTCTCCTTTTTCAAAAATAAATAATTCCATTGTTTATATTTTTTCTATAGGATTTTTTAACACTCTGCCTACAAAATTTTCTTCATTTTGTGCAATATTGTAAAAAAGACCTTTGCCACCAAACACTTGTCTTTTTGCAGAGACTACTTTGTGCCCTGCTAATTTTAATTCCTTAACATAAAGGTCCATTTCTTTGTTTGTTGAAATATCCCCCTCTTTTGTTTGTTCCCAAGCTATTTGTTTAATTCCATTTGATAACTCAATATGTATTTTAAAACCACTATATTCCATTTTTTTCCTCTTTAGTTTCTGTTTCAATAATAGTAGTTTCTTCACTGCCGCCATTAAGAGCTTGACCAAGATCAGCAATTAATTTTTGTTTATGATCTTGTGCCACAACCAATTTATTATTTAAGTCGTTAATTTGTGTTACAACAAATTTAGTCATATTTAATAAATTTATTGACTCTTCATTAAAATCAGCTTCAAAATAATCTTTGTTGTTTAAAGTTAATAAAGGTTTTTGTTTTACTTCATCATTCATTTTTTCTCCTTTTTTGTTTTTTGTAAATTAAGAGTATCATAAAATTACAACAGATACAAATAAATGTTTATTGTTCCTTCTGTGGCAAATTAACCTTTCTATGAGGGAATATTAACTACCCTTGAGTCTCAGGTGTCACACACATTTGCCTAGATATGCCGCCAGAAGGATAGCAGCATGGAGAGAGACTCTTTCCGTCTAAATCTTTAATTCTTTTTTTGAGTACATTTATTATTTTTTTTATTTCTACTTTTTTCTTTTCTGCTCCAATAGCTTTGACAAAATTATTCCCGTAATAATATTCAACAGATTTATATTTGTGGGGTATGTGTATAGTGCCGTCACTATATTTAGCTTGTGGTAACTCTTCCATAATACACTTCTCAATATAATAATCGCTTTCATAAGTATAGGGTGCTAAATCTATTACTTCTAAACAGTTTTTTGACTCAACAATATTTACATTGCACTTACCATAATGCCCTTCGTGCCATTTACCCGTTTCAGAAAAAATACTTTCTGCGGGAGTAGGTCTTTTACGATCATCTAACCTAGCTAAGTTGTTACATTGAGTACTACAATATAATGTTTGATTGCCCGTAAGTTCATTATCACAAACCACACATTTATATTTTTTATTTTCTTGACGTAGTTTAGCTAATTCTTTATCTAATTTAGCAATACGCTTTTTTTGTTTTTCTTTTTCTCGTTCTACTTTTTTTATTTCTCTTTTCTTGAACCTTTCCTGTTTTTCTTTATAAGCATCATATCGCTTTTCTTCTTCACGACACTTAGGTGTACAATATTTACGTTTATGACCACCAAAGTTATCTCCACACCACTCACATTCATAAGGAAAGCTTTCTTTTTTATTTTCTAGCAAAGGATAACAAAGGACAAAATTAGACATCTTATCTAGCTCTTCTCTTTCTAAAAGAATTTTTTTCTGCTTTATCTTTTTTCAACCATTCTTCAATTCCTTTTGAATATTCTTCAGGGCTTACCCTGACATCATTAAAATAAAAGCGATAGCCTTCTTCTGCTATATTTGTAGTTATTTCTTTATAGGAGCCTATGTCCTCACTTAACAACTCTTTAATTAAAAGATCAATTAAATTATTAAGGTCTTTTCTAGAAATTAATTTTTTAGTTTTGTTATTGTGATAAATATTATCTAGATGTTCTCTTTCATCATCACTTAACTCAATTGATATATTTGTTTTCAAATTATCCTCTGAGCTTTTATTTCCTGCTTTGCAAAGTCCTTGCCTATGTCTTCGTTTCTTTTAGACTCTAGTCTAAAATAATTTGTAATAAACAAGCTTTTAATTTTTACAGCTTGTTCTTTAGAAATTTCAAAATCAGAACCCCAGATAGATTCATCAAATGCAAACTGCACCATTTGCATTGTTGTCATATCTTTTAGATCAGATAATTCAGACCAATGTATTGAGCTAAGGTCTTTGTTAAAAATAAGTTCGTCTTTTTTAGTTTTCATAATTTTCTCCTTATATGATTAGTTAAAGTCTAAGTGTATCAGCTGATTACATAAATTACAAGTGAGTTATGTGACAATTGTGTGAAATCTTTTTATTGAAATGTGTTTACTGTGTATTTTTCAAATATTTTTTTAGGTATTAAACAAGCTATTTTAATTTCTGTATCACCATCGCCTATTATTTCTTGCGATCTAATATTATTAATTAATATGCACTCAAGTATTTTTTTTGGAGTGGTCCAGAAAATTTCTTTACCTGTATCGATAACCCAATAATCAGCCTCCGTGACTAACAAAGCCGATGGTTTATTAAACATAAAAAGTTCTATTAAGATGTTTCCTGTTTCTTGACTTTTGTGGTCAAATTTAACTTCTATTTTTTTTTCAACTTCAGGTACAAAAATATCATACTTAGAAAATTTTCTAGGAATAAGGACTGCTGATGGATATTTTTTTTGTATAGAGATTAAAACTTTTTTCTCTATATTTTTGCCAATAACTAAATCATCAAGAAATGCTTCTTGATTATTTTTTTTGAAGTTCCTTGAGGGCATCTTCGGACAATAAAGATTTAACAGAAACTTCGTTAAATCTATGATCTGAATCAATTATTTTTTTTGCTATTTCAATACACCTTAGATCAGAAGCATTGACCTCAGATTGGAAAGTGGCTGCATTAACAATTACTTGCAACATATCTTTCACTTGTAGTTCGTCTATATTAGATATTTTAGAAAACTTTTTCCACCTTTTTTCTTGTGATTCAAGTTGCCTAATTTTATAGCCTTGACCAGCATTTTTTAAATTAATTAGTTTTCTTTTGAGATCAGGATAGGAGTTCCAATTTGTAATATCTTCTTGCTCTCTTCCGCAGCTTCCACATCTTAAGTCTCCATAAGTCGTAGTGCATACTCCTCTGCAGGGTGAGCCAGATAAACTAGCTTCTCCCTGAATTGATGAGAGTCTAGCTGAATTTGCCAAACTCCTTTCTGAGTTAGTCTCCATCTAAGAGAATTCTACTTCAAAAACTGTTATTTGTATATCTTTTGTAATAAACAGAATTAAAATGGAATATCATCTTGAAATGATTCTTTTTGTGCCTCTTCTTTTTTCATTTCTTTTTTAGGGCTAAAAGAAAAACTCATAGCAGGGGCTTTTTCACTCGAACCTTGTTTTCTGGTCCAAGCATTTACAAAAAGATCAATTTTTATTCCAGTGATTTCTCCTCCACCATCTCTAACAAGATATTTTTCTATATTGTCTACAGTGTTATATCCCTTGGGGTCACTAGGCAAATTCTGCGTTGAGACAGTTATATTTGCTTGACCTTGATGTGTAGCCGAGTTTTCGTTTTTTTTCTCTGTATTACCCCATACAGACCCTCTATTTGTGTTATCAAATTCTTTAGTCATTATTACCTCCTATGGCTAAAAGTTTTTTTGAACTGGTTCTTTTCTTGTCTCATCATGCACATATCTTCCAATAATTGCTTTAAGACAAGAAGAAATGCTTCTTGCATAAAATTCATGGTCCCTATCGTCAATAAGACCCATTAAAATATCGTACTCAGATTCAGAAATCCTAGAAAGTACAACCTTGTTTTTGCCTTTTTGGGGCTCTTTATTATCATTCATATTACTCCTCTATTAGTTTTGTATAAATTCTTGTGTCTCCTTCTTGTCTATATTTTTCAATAGTTTCATAAGGAATATTTTCTTCTTTAACAAGATTAGAATAATTAACCCTGCCTTTTGCTTGGGTCATGTGACACCTAACTTTTCCATTTTTTGTAACCGATTCAAAAGAACCCTTGTTATCTGCAACTAATTTTTTTGCTAACTCTTTTTTTCTTTTTTCCAAAGAGTCTTTTTTTATTGCTAGTTCAGAAAGACTAACTTGTATTTCTGCAAGTTCTTCAGTTTCTGTGTTGTTGTCTACTTTTTTATATTGTATTCCTGTGCCATCTTTATCTGTGGACCATGCAGAAATATAGTTTGGGTCCTGACAAGATTTTTTATACCAGCTCATAAATTCTTTTGCTTTTGGTATATAGGTCTCAGCCCACTTTTCTTCTCTTGCTACCCACTCTTGATGATATTCTGTATCGCTATACCATTGAAAAAATAACATTTCTTCTATATCCATGCACTCCATTCCAAGCTGCATTTGATGCCAATAATTTCTTTTTTGTTCTCTGACGTTTGTACATGGTTTTGTTTGAGGACATTTAACCTCTACAGCTGAAGTCTTTCCATTTCTTCCTTTTACAAGAACTCCATCTGGGGACATTCCCATCCAGTCATATTCAGGATGTACAACAAAAGATGGCTGCACTATTTGATAACCAAGACCTTCTAAAGTTTTCAAAGCCTTGGGCTCGTTTTCTTTACCCATAGATATTGCGTAAAGTGCTCTTTGGTCAAAAGGGTCTTGCTCTAAGTCTTTCCATTCTCTATACATATCCCTACCAAGTGCTTCCCACTGATCTCCTTTTAACCAAATATTTTCTTTTGCTGCACTTGCTACTCTGGTTCCTGTGATTCTATTTGTTCTTTGTTCGTGCCACGCTTTTGAGCCTTGTACTATTTCTGACATTCAGCATTCTCCAATAATTTAGATTCTTGTTTTAATTCTTCTGCTTTAATTGAAATAACTGTTAAAGTTTCTTTATCATTAGACAGGTTAGCTGCCTTGGTATAGTTTTGTATAATAGTTGCATACTCGCTTTCATTTGCCTGTTCCATTTCCGCTAAAAAAGAATCTCCCGAATTTTTTATAGGAACAAATTCATTTGTTTGATCTTTTGTTATTGATTTTTTTTGCTCAACTTCATTGTATTCTTCTTCAGGTTCTCCTTCAGAAAAAGGAACACAAAATGTTGTAAGAAGTGCGGTTTTATAAGCAAAACTTTTTGCTGCTTCTAAATCTTTTCCTTGTTTTGATTTTGCTTGTCCTGCATACATAACATCCTGATAGCTTCCATCTTCACAAGATATAAATCTTAAAGTGCCTGTAATTTTTGTCATAGTTACTCCACCATCAAAAGGTTTAGTCACTATTTCTAATTGCGGCTGAACTGCGGTTAATATTTTGTTAGTTCTAAATGGTTTAGAAAAAGATTCTATGACTGCATCTATAGTTCTGTAGTCATAATTGTTAAAACTGTTGTGACCATCCTTGCCAATACCTTCTTTGTGTATTGTCTTTTGCACGTTATGAAGTGCTTCATATATTTTGTTTTTACTCATTAGTTAGACCTCCGTAAAACACAATGATACATAAAAATTATTTTATTTCAAATAATTCTTTACTAATTTTTATTGGTCAGGCAAAATCTTTTCTGGAGGTCTAATGTCGCTTGAATACATAACAAAAGTTTTAACAGTAAATGTTAATCCAACACAAAAATTAATTCTTATAGTGTTGGCAAATTATTCAAATGAATTTGGAGAATCTTACCCCTCACACAGACGCTTAACACAACTTACTGGACTGTCACTTTCAGCAATAAAAGACAATCTTAAAAAACTAAGAACCCAAGGTTTGGTTGATTGGCAAAATAGGAAAAATGATAAAGACGAATACACAAGTAATTTGTATAAAATACAGGTAGGTCTAGAAAAAACCTACTGTGGGTCAGGAGATGGCTACAATACTAAAACTAATACTAAAGAAATATTTATATTAGATTTAGACAAAATAAATGATATTTTCAAAGAAGAATGCGATAAGTCTTTTTATCAGCATAGTGCTAATTCATTTAAAGCCCAGCCGAGATACAAAGAGTTAAGAGAACTTGCTAGAAAAGGTATAGTCTCGCCAAAAACGGGGGAAAAAATAAATCTTAACAGCAATGAATTCTGGGTTAAATATTTTAAGATAGCCAACTCAGAAGGGCACAGAAAATGGATTCGTTCTTACTGGGATAAGAAGCCAAGCCTTATGACTATGTTAGGTATAAATCAGTTTGAAGCAATTATAGAAAGGAGATATGGATGAAAACACTTTATTTGGATGAGAAAGCAAATTTAGAACTAGAGGGCAACGTAATAGGCTCTATGATCTTAGATAATAAATTTTTTATACAAGCTCAAGACAAAGGTTTGCAGCCAAGTGATTTTACTGTTTTAGCTTATCAAAAAACTTATGAGATTATGTTGGAAAAACAAGGAATAGATATTATTTCTTTACAAGACTTACTTAATAAACAAATGTTTGAAAAAGTAAGACTGGCAACAGCAGAAGGAATTATTCTTGACGACATTTCTAGCTGGATAAAATTAATGCAAGATGCCACAGCCAACAGAAAATTATTAACACTGGCAAAAAGAATTCCAGATATAGTAAATCAAGATACAAAGATTGAAGAAAAAATAAGTAAAATTAATGAACATTTGATTGGAGATAGAATAACAAAAGCCACAGGAAGTCCTAAAAAAATATCACAAATTTTTGACAGCGTAGAACACGAATTAAGTAATGCAAATGAAATAAATAAAAATTTAATTAAAACGGGATTTCAAACTTTAGATAATAAAATTAAAGGTTTTAGATCGGGAGACCTTGTTATTATTGCAGGTAGACCAGCAATGGGTAAAACAACATTTGCATTAAACATTGCTACTAACTCAGTTTTGCAAGGTAAAAATGTTCTACTCTTCAGCCTTGAAATGACTAATGAACAGCTTTTGAAAAAGATTATATCTGCACAAGCTGAACTCTCAATGGACTCTTTGCTTACAGGTAATTTAGATTTGAATGGCTGGGATAAATTTAGAAAAATGAAAAGTTTTTTTGAAGAAAAAAATATGTTTGTTTATGACAGGTCTCCAATAACTATTGAGACTTTAGTAAATAAAACTAAAACGCTACAGGCTGTTATGGATATTGATTTGATTGTTGTTGATTATTTACAACTTCTCATGACCTCGAATAAGGCTCCTAGTAATTCTGACTCAAGGGCATCATCAATAAGTTATATATCAAATTTGCTGAAAGGATTGGCTAAAGACATACAATGTCCTCTCATCAGTTTATCTCAACTATCAAGGGGTGTAGAGGGAAGGACTGATAAGAGACCAGTCCTTTCAGACTTAAGAGATTCAGGTTCTATAGAGCAAGACGCAGATATGGTAATTATGCTTTATAGAGATGAATATTATGATTCCCTTTCAAATAATACTGCTGAAATTATTATTAGAAAAAATAGATTAGGTGATTCAGGACAAGTTGAACTTGGTTTTAATGGTGCTTATTCAAAATTTTTAGACCCAGATGAAGTGGCGTTTGGAAGAAGAGAAGAGGAGGGACCCATTTAATGGAACATCAAGCAGAAAACTTTCATCAACAAATAAGAGACATTATTCCTTTTTTAAAAGAAGCTAGAGTAAATGTTTTTAAAAAAGAATTAGTTTTGAAAAAAATATTTTACATAGAATTAGTAAAAGCAAAAGACGAAGGAGAAAGAAGTTATAACGCACAAAAAGCCAAGGCAGAATCTACAGATGAATATTATAAAGCTTCCCTAGACGTTGCCGTGGCTAAATCAGAATATGATTCTTGTCAGGCAAAAATGAAAGCAGCTGATATGGAGTTTGAAGAATGGAGAACCAAAATGGCAAACTTAAGATCAGAGAGAAGCAGGTATGGGGCATAAAAAAATTGAAAATATACGAGATCATATAAAACTAGTTAATGAGTTGAAAAAAGAATCAAAATCAAAATTAAAAAAACCAAAGAATAAAAATGATAAATGATAATTTTACTTATTTTGCAAAGTTTATGTATATGGAATCTTGTCTTGAAAGAAAAGCTTGGGGTGAAAAACAAATAACCTATTTAGAATATTTGGAAAATAATTTAGAATTTATCTACAATGAGTTTCAAAAGCAGAACCCCAACAAAAGAAGAAAAGGAATGGATGAACGAAATAGTTGAACACGGGTGTATTGTTTGTAAATTACATCACAACGTTTTTACTCCAGCTGAAGTGCATCATTTAGACGGCAAAAATAAAATTGGAGCACATTTATCTTCAATAGGTTTATGTCCTAACCATCACCGAATGGGGCTGAATAATAATTTAATAGTTTCAAGGCACCCATACAAAGCTGAATTTGAAAAAAGATATGGAAAAGAAAAGGAACTTTTAAAAAAATTAAAAGAGATATTATCTTGAATCCTTTTGATTTAAAATTTTTATTATTATTTTTGACAAGCCTATCTATTAGTTTTGTTTATTTTTATTTTTTACAACTTACAAGATTTTCTTTTTTTTAATGCCTACTAAATACAAAAGAAGCGAAAAGAGAAGAGATAAATCTACAGGAAAAATATCTGTTGAACATTTTTATATAAAAGCCCTGAGCACTGCTAAATTAAACGAGATGTTTGAAAATAAAAATACTCCCAAAAAATTAAAACAAAAAATAAAAAACGAAATTGTCAAAAGAAAAAAAATCCTCTTATAACTACAAACACTCTAAGCAAGACGGAGAACCAAGCTTGTTAGACTATTCTTACAAAATATCATTTTTAAAAACACACAAGGAAAGGCTTGAATATATGTCTGACCTAGATGAAAAATTTCATGATCTGGTGTATCTTACAAGTATGCAGATGGGTTTAGCTAAAACTATTTCTAACTTGCCAAATCGGGAAGAAAGAAAAAAAGCTTGGCAAGAATTACCAGAGCATAATGTTACTTTTAAGAATATGAAAGACATGGTTTATCATAGAGTATTACAAATATTTAAGGAAAGAAGATGAAAGGTGTAAATCACTACAAAAAAGATGGAACAAAGTACAAAGGCAACACTCATAAAATGGCTGATGGTGTTTTGCATTCTGGAAAAACTCATACGGCAAAAAGTATTAAACTTTTTCATTATGGAGAGCTTTCAAAAAAAGCAAAAATTAAAGCTAAAACTTTTTGGAGTAAGTAATAAAAACTAATATGAAAAAAATAAATACCCCAGTTCCTACTAAAAAAGCTGGACTTAATAGAAACATACTAATTCATTCAGGTCACGTTTACGGATGTGGGAAATCAAGAAAAAAATAAAGAGGTAAAATATGTACGGCAAGAAAACTAAAGGTAAAAGTTATGGCAGCAAAAAAACCAAGAAGAAAAACTACGGCAAAAAAAAGTAAGTCCAGAGTTAATGAAGCAGGTAACTACACAAAACCTGCTATGCGTAAAAGACTTTTTAATAAAATAAAATCAGGAAACAAAGGAGGTCGAAGCGGTCAATGGTCTGCTCGAAAGGCTCAAATGTTAGCCAAACAGTACAAAGCCGCAGGAGGCGGCTATCGCTAAACAGCAAAATCAAAAAGTAGAAATCAAAAAACAATTAAAGATCAGGAAAAAACAACAAAAATTAAAAAAACATAATCAATAATGGCTTTAAAAAAATCACAAAAATCTTTAAAACTTTGGACCAAACAAGAGTGGCGGACTAAATCTGGAAAGCCTTCAACTCAAGGAAAAAAAGCAACTGGTGAAAGATACTTACCTAAAAAAGCAATCAAAGCTATGTCAGCTGCTGAGTATGCTGCAACTACTAGAAAAAAAAGAGCAGATACAAAAAAGGGAAAGCAACATTCAAAACAAACTAAGAAAGCCAGAAGAACAACTAAGAGGTATAGATAATGGCTAAAGCTTCAGAGGCAAAAAGAGTAAGTGGCGGTGTCGTTTATCGGGGAAAAAAATTTAGTGGCTTCAATAAACCCAAAAGATATTCTGGTAAAGGTGATTATAAAAAAGAAGTTCTGGCAAAAAAGGGTGACGAAATAAAAATAGTTAAATATGGTCATAAAGATTACAGGCACAACTATTCCAAAGAAGCTAGAAAAAATTATCTTACTCGTTCAGCAGGAATAAAAAACAAATCAGGGAAGCTAACAAAAGATGATAAGTTTTCTTCAAATTATTGGGCTAGAAAAGACTTATGGAAAGCATGAAAATATATATAACTGAATATACCCATAAAGGTAAAACAGAAGAAGGACCTATTCTTTATGCACACTCAATGAGTGAGGCTCAAGAGGTAGCTGACGAAT